TGGTATTTTTGTGTAACCAAAACCTTGATTGTTCACATTAATTGTTGCTATACCACCCGTAGTTGTCGGGACCTCTTCGAAAAATATTCCAGACCTTATAGCATTAATTGATGTTACATCTACTTGTGAGAAATCTGGAGAAGATGATAGCCCAGCATTAAAGTAATTTCTTTTTAATTTTACTCCAAAATCTAACAAATATGTTCCTCTTGCATTTAATGTGGGGTTAAATTTCTTCTGTAATCTTACTGTAGATTCGTTAGTAATAATTGAAGGGTTTGCAGTCTGAACACTCGAAATTAAATCTGGTAGTTTGAACACCGAATTGAATGTGTTCAAAGAAGATGCGGTAAAATTATTGATTGCACCAACAACTGCTGTTTGTATTTGATTACCAGTCAGAGTTGTCTTTTTATTATCATATAAAACTTTTGTATCAATTTTTAAATAAGTATAATCAGGATCAACAATTGTCGGTGTCACAGTCAATACAGAAATTGGTCTGATAACTTCAGTGATTAATTTTTGTTTCTGTGCTGGCGTTAACGTGAAACCTCCTGCTGGCTTGACTGCACAGAAAATTTGCCCGTAAACTGGTGGATCATTTTCTTCTCCACCCCATACTGATACTGAATCTATAGGTAAATTTGTTGAATTGTTTTGAATTAGATATATGTAATCTTCTTTTGTAACTGCACGCCCTTGTGCTGCGTATGCTTTAGGTGCAGTGTATTTAATAGAAGCAATAGATTCTTTCTCTGAACCTTGTGTTGCTGAAACAATAGAAGTGACTACTGTATTTGAAAAACCACCAACACTAGACATGGAAGTAAAAGAGTTGGCACCAAAAGCTAATGTGCCTGATGTAGTAATATATGTTAGATTGATAATGTTTCCGTTGACAAGAGATTTTCCAATGATGCCATCACCGAAATATATGTTGTACCTGCCGTTCATTCCTTCTTCTAAAAAGTATACTTTACTAGTTGGTTGTAGATCGATATAGTTTGTTGAAAGGCTATAAGTTTCTGATGCAGAATTTGAAGATGATTCTTGTACGTTAACGATTAGTGTGGATGTATCAATATCAGAGTCTGGTATTTCAAATATTTGTTTTGGATTTGTTGCAGTGTTGTATGCAAAGTTATAAGATGCTGCTATACCCTGTGAGATAATAATGTCGTTAAATGTTGCAGTGTTTAAAGTTACATTTACTGTTGATGCGTCTGTCGTAAGGAATGTATAGTTTACATCATCGATTGCTTCTGATATAAAGGATGCAAATTTTGGAAGGGTTAGTGTGGATGTTGTTACGCCGTTTACCGTAATTTTTACTGTAGCTTTTGGTGCAACTGCCGACTTTGGAATATAGTTTAACAATTTAGCGTGAGATACCACAGAACTTCTTTGTATTGCAGAGTCCAAGAACATCTCATTTGCTACCATGTTTAAATAGTATGCATTATATTGTGTATTGTAAGCTAATAGATCAACGAGAACAGAAAGTGCTGAGCCATCAAAGTTATAGTCTTTAAGTGTATCTTGTTGTGATAAAAATGCTTTTAAACTTGCTTTGATACCACCAAAGTCAAGGTCTGTGATTTGTAAACCTGAATTAGCTGTTGCCATTATCGTGTTCTCTCAAGAATTAAATTTATTGCTGTGGGTTGAACGTTATTTCCAACAAAAAATTCTATACCTACACTATATGAATTATTGTCTGGTTGTTCGTCAACTGTGACTTGTATCAATCTCACTCTTGGCTCATGGTTATTCAAAGTAGTTTCAATTTCACTTTTCAAATCTTGTGCAGTTAAGAAGTCAATTGATTCAAATAACAACTGATCAATTCTACTACCAATATTCGGTTGGAAAGGTCTCTCATAATTTTTCGTCAATAGCAAGTATCTGACTGAACGGATGACTGCAATTTCATCGTAACTCAAAGCAATATCATTTTTACCTGGAGTTCGGGTAAAATTGAAATCTATGTCTGAGTATAATTTTTTGAGTGTTTGTACCATTTTATTATTTATCGTTGGAGTAAAATGACTTTTTCAAAACCAAGAACTTGCGCTAAAAAATTCTAGGGCCGGAACGAGATTTTCGAAATTTTAAGAAGTATTAGCCAAATTTGTTTTTAGTCTATCTGTACCAATCAAATTCTGTATCAAGTAATTTTGAGTATTACCTAAGTTATTGAATCTATCCATTCGTATTGAATTATTCATAATTGCATATGAATTTGCAAAGAAGTTCCAATCGGAAATTCTCCTATAATTGAGAAAGTTGTTAGCAGATTCCATTCGCTGTCTTATAGCATTTATATCTGTCGTGCTAATGTAGCAATTACCGTTTGCTGCAACATAAGAAGTTAATGTTAAATAATCTGCACGAATTGTGTTTGCATTTGCACGAACTTCATCTGAAATGAATAATGAAGTCATACTACCTAACAAAGGCGTGGTATTTAATATACCATCTGTCTTATTCAAAATCCTAAGCATATAATTACCCACATTTGTGGCACTATCTAGACCCGGAATTATATCAGTATTTGAAGTCATTACTGTAAGCCCAGAAATGTTGTCTGTGTGAGATTTAAATTCGGAAATTGATATAGTAGTGTTTGAAGCTGTTGTTGCTAACGCAGTATTCGCCGTTGTAAAATCAAAAGGTATTGTAGTTGAAAATGTTTGAATTAATGCCACATTTGAACTCATAATATCACAAATACTCGCAAGTGGATTTTTATAATAATTTGTGAGTGCAATATCATTGTTAGCAATGTCGTTTTGTTGCCAAGTTGAAATTGATAGTGGTGCTACATTCAAAAAATTCACAGCCTGTGGGCTTAAATACTGTGCATCACCAAATTTATTGGTGTCAAAGTTAAAACCCAAATTTTTAAAAACGCTCTCAGTCATTCAAATCTCCATTACATTAGTGTGGACGGTGTTCCGGTCGGACCTTTTGGACCTATATGTATATGTGTATTATACAATAGACGAATGAGTTCCATGGGACCTCTTACATCAGAAACAACTAGCCCTGTCGTCAACGGTGTCCAGATACTCACTGCACCAAATATTGGCCCAAGAGTATCGATACCTAGATTTGAACTTAATTTCATACCCGCTGTTACATTTTCAACTGCTGAAACCGATTGTTTCGAGATGATTGAACCTGAAACATTTAAATCACTTTGTATATTAACAGCTTCAGCGGCTCTTAATGTGATTGAGCCAGTTGCAGCACCTGCAAAAAGTGAAATATCTCCACCTGATGTGATTTCAACCTTATCTGTTGAATTTACTCTTGTTTTACCGTTCACTTGTTGATATGAATCGCCTTCGACTTTGCTGAATGCGTCACCTAATACGTGTACAATCGAATCACCGTTTATTGTAATATTGCAAACACCTTTAATCAGAACATTATTATTGTTTGCTATAATTTCATACTTATCACCTAAGATTTTAACGATTTGTTGCCCGTTTGATTGTATTTCGGTGAATGTTCCAGTTCTATGTTGAATACGTACTCTTTCGTGTTCTGGTGTATCATCAAGTTCGATGAAGTGCCCAGATTCTGTACCAATTACATTATTCAGTGGAGGAGAAGCATTCCAATCTGACGGAGGTTCATTCCATGAATAGTCATCCGGTTTTGTGTCTAGAATTTGTTGGTCTAGTTGTGCTTGTGTTGCCATATTTAAATTTTTCCAGAATAAGAATTTGGATCCAAAGTTTTCTCGGCTGTAGCTACTACAGCAGAGGCATTAGCGAGTGTTGATGTTGCACTAGATACAGTTTTTGTAACATCTGAAATTAACCCAGTACCTTCGGTTATAATTTGCGAGAAACTACTGGCTGCCGAATCTACGGCGGAGGTGAAAACTCCAGCTAAGGCATTATATAGACTAACCAAACAATCACGGAATTGTTGAAGTAATCTAGCAGGCAGACTTAGAAACCATGCAATTGTTTGTTGCACCTTTGCTATAAAATCCGCTATCACTTTTAAAACATTATTAATAAAGTCCAGTAATTCGTTAATTGTTCTTAAAATTCCACGTAAAACTTTAATAGCCGACAATATTTGTGTTGCCAAAGGTGATGCTGCTGCACCGGAGGTGATTGCCTCAATTCCATTTCGTATTGCTTGAAATAAGGTAGAATTTTTTAATGTCTCAAAAGCTACTTGATATTTGATTACACCTGCAATATCACAAACGTGTGCCCGTGAATTATCAGACTTTTCAATACCTGTGCCATCATATATCCTCGAAGTGGCCGGTGTTGTTGGGTTTCCAACGCTTACAGGTTTCATTGCAGGTGTGTCAGTATACACAATAGGTGTTACTGCATCAGATTCATTTAATGTTGAGTTGGTATATTTTGCTCTTGCATTAAAACCGACACCCTGCACTTCATTCGGTTCTTTTTGTGGTATTGCAGGAAACACACCAAGCATCGCTGGGGCTTGTGAGGACTCACCGTCCATGAAGAAACCGAAAACATAATCACCTTCTAGTGGTGATGAAAATGATCTTGAATCATTGACTGGGTATACTGGAGTCGCCCATGGTAAATCTACCGTTGGTATTTCTTGTAGGTTATCTGTATGAGAACCAAAAATTCTAACCCTACATCTACCAAGATTTAGTGGATCAATACGATCTTCAACAACACCG